AACAAATACTCGTGTGATTTAGTACATCTATCCTTCACACTTTCAGGCATTGGATTAGGTTTATGCCATATAATATCCTGCCTTAAGTACCATCCATCTGCTCTTAATGCAAATGCTAACATCCAAGGAATACCAATGAGATCTTTCTCTTTTAGTCCCTCTAATTTGTTAGCACGTTTGTTACTATTAGTAGGCAAATCTTGTCTGGTCTTACTAACACTCTGCTTAGGGTAATTAGCACCCTTACCAGGACGATAGTTGTAGTAACTGTCACCGATATTTAACCATAACGTACCGTCATCTGTAAGGGTATCTCTAACACTCCTGAACACAGTTACAAGGTTTTCGATATACTCTTCAGGTGTATCTTCCTGTCCTATTTGTTTATCTTCCCCACCATAATCTCTCAATCCATAGTAAGGTGGAGATGTCACACAGCACCTTGCTTTATCAATAAAGGCACTAAGTGTCTCTCTACAGTCACCAAATAGTATGGTATCTTTCATGTGTTTAGTACAACAATTAAACGAACAATCATGCCAATAACTAGCAGATAGTATGACCACATTACGATCATACCTATTTTATTATGACGTGAACCTTTGACGTATGGATGTACATTAAGGGAACAATCGTCCCATCCTGGTTGCATGTATTCTTTTGTATGTATTTTACGAGACATAAGATTTAGGGGGAATTCCTTCTATAAAGATGTATGATACCACAGATTGCAGTCTTTTGGCAATTCTCTCACCATATTTACCTGCAATTGGTACACATATTTGACCATGTGATTTGGTGTATAAGTTATACTTACCTGCTGGTATCTTACCCTCTTCCATTAACTTTCTATCATCAGGATGTACTCTAATTACTCTACCTATTGTCTGTGCCATTTCAATAGTAGGTAGATTTCTTAACATCACTGAATGAGTTAAACCAGGTACATTTATACCCTCTGATAGTATACTATAGTGGAAGATTACAAACTTCTTGTTATCATCTTTGCCCCATTCTGTAAGGGTTTCAAAGAACTTTTCTCTACCAACTTTCTTACCATTGATAACAGCACCATGCTTAGATGTGATGTGCATGATGTTATACTCACGCTCTTTTAACCAGTCCTGAGTATCAGTTAAGGTGAGCATATTGAATAGTATTCTTGTTGTTGGAGCACTAACAAGTATCTTAGGTGCTTCACACTTAATACTCTTAACTATGTCCTTTAAGTTATCACCATCTACCTCATGTGCGTTCTGTTTAGTTCTCTCTCTATCTGTAGGGAATGGTATTACTTTAGGTGGTAATATTGTACCACTGTTTATCAACTCCCATGCTTCAGTTTGTTCTAATATAGTACCCCATACTTCACTGTTATCCATACCTCTTTCAGCACTAACATTCTGTTTAGATCTTGATACTCTTGGTGTTGCAGTAAAGAAGAAACGTGATATATTCTTATCAGCAACTCTTTTAACCTGCTTAAAGAAGTTCTTACCAGTACCATTATGTGCTTCATCAAAGTATATTCTATCAATATTAATACCACTATCTAATACTCTGTGTAGAGAATGATAGGTGGTAAATACTAACTTATGTCCGATAGTATTATTGTGGTATACACTTAACTCATGTGGAATTGTCGTGCTAAAGTGATGTGTTTCACCACTATGTACATGTGCTATGTTACTAGTTTTGATAGCAGACTCAAACTCACTAGATAACTGATTCGCTAGTAAGATACGAGGTGCTACTATAACAATAGTCTTGAAATTGCCTTCGGTTTGTGATAGTATTCTATCGCAATCAGCAATCATAATGAATGTTTTGCCTCCACCTGTAGGTATAATAATACGACCACAATCTGCTGTGGTCATGTTATCATAGGCACGAAGTTGGTGAGGTCTTAATGTGTCTCTCAAAAGGCACCATTTCTGAACTGATTACATCATAGCACTAAAAAAGCACCCCAGTGGGGTGCTTGTGCCAGAAGATTAATTGTCTACCTTAAAAGATCTGAACATACCCTCCTACAACTTGTTTGTGGACTATCATCACAATCTATTAAACATTCAAAGTAATCGTCCATCAATTCGTCTGTTGTAGATGTATACATTAGCGAATTGTCTTGATGTTTAGTATATGCTAATTGATTATGTGATATTAAACTGTTTGACATACTTAACCTCCTATTTGTTAACTTAGACTCATAATATAGAGGAGTTTGAGTTCATCTTGTTGCCTCTAATTCTCCCAACTATTTATCATTGTATCAACACATTTATAAATGTTATTTACAAATATAAATGCCTACTCCTTCTATGACATCCAGAGACCTCTAATTGCCTCCATACCATACTTATCCTCAGCACGATTTAGTGCCTCTTCTTCACTCATACAGTCATCAATTACAACCTCTTTGTTGTAACCATTGTCTCTACTTAGTAGAACTGAGTATCTACTACCAGTTGAAAATAAATCAAACATTTTTAACTCCATTAGGATTGCGTCCCCTTCGATATATCTCCCAATTAGGATCTGTACCGTCAGGTGTTATATAAAATCTAACTCCTAAGTCATAGTTACAAACAAACCATTGTAATCGTCTGTCGTTAATGTATACCCAAGGGCAACCCTCCAAACGATCTCTTAGGAATTGTCTTGCCCAAGATGACTTAGGAACTAATTTTATACGTTCTGCTGTCATTATATTGAATCAATAATGTCAGCAATTACATCATTTTCAGAACCTAATAATTCAGATACCCAAGTATCTTCTTTTGATTGATAATGATCGTTCTGAGTATCATAAAATGATTTGTCATTAGGATCAAACTTAGTAGACCACATTGGTTCCTTAAATGTCATAACCAAAACCTCCGTTTTGTGCTTGTCGGGTTGATTCAATGCTCTCTCGTGCTTCACGAAGAGATTTCTTAAGGTGGTGTATCTCCTCCTCTTTATAAAGGAAGGGATCTTTTTCACTTGCCTTAAGTGCTTTTTTGATTAAGTCAACTTGTGACTCAGGTGAGAAGAATTGTCTCATGTACTTAATATATCATGGATTAGGCAGTTTACATGCTTTAGGGGACGCTTTGTCATCTGGCACAACCCAGAAGTTCCCTGATAGCGTCACTCTTTCATGGTCACTGTTGTTAGGGGTGACGTAGTGAGGATAGAATGATGGGAATATAACTAAACTCCCTTGGTTTATCTTAGGTTCAATAGCAAATCCTGTAGGTAGATTGAATACATCAACAAGACCACATGATTTATATAACATGTGTGAATTATTATAGAACTTAAAGTTACTCTTTTCTCCAGGAGTTAGAGTATGAAAGTATACCATGCTTAAGTTACATTGAGGAACTGCATGATCGTGATACTCTTGATGATCTCCTCGGTGATACTTATTAACCCATGCCTCTTGAGGTATGATTTCAATATCACTTAAGGGTTGTAATTCATCCATGAACTCATCAACTTGAGGTCTCAAACATTCTAACCATTGTGTCCAAGGTGCAGATTGATTATTAACATGTTGGAATGATGTTTGTACATTACAATTCCAACCAACTGAATCACTGAAGTTATCAGGATTAGAAATGAAAGGTTTAAACAACTCTTCAATTCTTTGTTGATACTCTTTACTCACATCTCCCACATAATACCATGCAGGAGCGAACATTTCAACACTCATTGTGATAAACCTGTCTTTTTAATAATTTCTGAAAGTTGTGACATGACCTGTTGGTATGCCTCTACAGATAAAACTTTATCTTTTTTTGCTTTTATTTCTAGTTCTTTAATATAACATAGCATTGCATCTTTTAACACCTGTTTTTCAGGGTCATCAAGTAATATACATGCTGGAAGTTCTATGTTCATCTCCTCAAGGATGGTAAGTAGTCTAATACATGTTTACGAACTGCCATAAGTTCATTATAGCATTTCTGATTGTGTGCACAACCTCGCAAATGATGGTCTGCTTTATGTACACTTTCGATATAAAGATCTAACCCCCGATTCCATTTAGCATCAGGAGTTTCATTATCGTGAATTGTATTCTGGTCTTTCATTTAGGATTGAGTTGTGTAATCTATCTCAACACCATCAGCAGAACCATCATCAAATTCAATGTCATCAAAATCATCATCATCCTCAAATATTGATTGAGGTAATGGTTTGATTGTTGGATCTAACTTAAGTTGTGCCATAGTATTCCTCATTTTGGTACTTTTTCTTGTTGTGTTTAGATCTATATTTGTCTGAAGAATCTTCTTTAAAATCAGATCTATTTAAACCTCGTTGACGCTTATCTCGGAGTGATTTACCAGGTGAGGAATAACCTCTCTCAGCACCACCTCTTCTAAATGTCTTTCCCATTGTTAGTTGTTTGAAACAATAAACGACTATGTAATTTTATGTAGGTAACTAATCACTACTACGATAGATTGTATCGGTAGTGTTTGCTACCCTTTTAGTAAGTTCATCAGGTTGAACTATTGGTTGTGTCTTATTGACAACCATTATCTCTTCAAAGCAGAATCCACATCCTGATAAGAAATCAGCAACGTGCTCTACTGTATCATTTAAATAAGATGATTCAAATGATTTTGTTGTTGTTGCACCGTCCTCATCTATAGACTGCATGTAAAAAGATGGCATTATATTTGCTCGATTACCTTATGAGTATAACACGTTATTTTTATATTGTCTACCCTATGTGACACTTCGGATCGTGCACATAGTTGAAGTTGATAACCATTCTAAATGGTTGATCTGTACATGTTGTGCCTGTATGTGTCATTCTATTATCAAATACTACAAATCTATTCTGTACTGACTCAACTATAGTACCATCTTCAAATTTAGTATATCCGTTGTTAGTATTCAAATAGAATACTGCTGTCTTAATGAAGTCTAAGTGCATACCATCCTGTATGTCATTATGATATCCATGCTCTATAATATTATCTGTAGGCATATTAAGGTTTGCTTTAATCTTAATTAGTGCTACTGGTTGTATCTTCTGAAAGAATGGAAATAACAACTCTAATGTATTCATTGACAAGAAATGTCTCTCATAGAATACATGTGATAACTGTCTATTAGTAATATAATTCTCTTCAGTATCATCAACAACCTTACTCATATTCCACTTGAATTCGTGGTGCTTCATGTATGAGAATAGTTTCTGAAATACCTCATCAGGTAAGAAGTTATCGTATATCTTCATTTCTTCAATAATAATATATAAAGACCATTCCACCATGAGGTGTCGTCTTCTGGTTTGTTAGTTAATACTTTACGTTCATATAATACGTCTAGTTTCTTTATACGAACAAACTCATCTACAGACTCAATAACATTAGGCATGTTAGCATCATCAATGATAAGAATAAACTCATCTTTGCAGAATTCATATACATGTTTAAGATTACTATATTGTGATTGAGGATTGTGATCTGCATCATAGAATATAACATTAACTTGCTCTGGTAATGTTATATTTTGTATGTCATCCTCAATTAATTTATAATCATATCTCTTATCAGGATGCCAAGGTGGTTCTAATAATACTGCTTTAGGGTTTGAATATCCTTTAAAGTTTAAATCATCTCTATTAGGATATGTTGGTTGTTTATAATTATCTACTGCATATCCTTTAGTATTATTATTCTGTAATGCTGAATAGAATGTACCACCAGCATAACATCCAAGTTCCAAATATACTGTATCAGGTAATGAACAGATATTATTTAAGAAGTGTTTAGTTATATTTGATGTTAATGATTCAATAGCAATGCCTGTATAGTTACTATCTAATTTCTCTGCTTTGTCTATTGATTCTATTATATGAGGTATCTTAGGATTAACTTTAGTCTCACCCTTACCATTATTGTATACTATATCACAGTAATTACACTTCCAACAGTTAAATTGGCATGTCTTTATCTTATCTCTCCATACATCAATAGGTCTCTCTTTAATATCAACTACATCAATATATTGTCTGAAATCAGAGAACAAATACTCTTCATCTTTTGCCCATCTATCAACTATATCCATAGTTTCTTTAAGTCTTAATGGTGCTTCCCTTCCATGCATTTTAAATACATCAATTACATCTAAGAATTCAATCCAATCTTCTTTCCAAGGTGGTAAGTTTGCTGCCTTAAGTGATGCTGCTCCATCAAGTGCATCCCATTTACTACAACTAACTCTACTAATCCTACTGTTAAAGTATTGAGGATCATTACCATCTCTAGTATTATTATAGTGGTAATGTTCAGGCATGATAGGACAATTACCCCAACAACCCTCATTAGTTAATAGTGATAGTTTAACAGGATATCCCTGTTCAGCACAGTATTCTTTCGCCTCTTTAATATCATTTAATCTCTCTCTATCTCTCATCAAGTCTCTATCTAAGTTTATATAATGAAACCCTGCTCTTGCAAGTTCTACTATCTCATTAGGTCTAGTAACTTCTCTTAGTATAGTATTCTTAATGTACAACTCAGGATATTGTTTCTGTATCTCTCCAGTTAATAACCATGATGTATGAGGTAGAGTAACAATCTTAACTCCAGCATTATATAATGACTCAAAGTTATGAATCCATGTTTCTAAATTCTTTTGATCTGGTCTAACATATAGGTTATTAAATGTTGCTGATAATGGTATACCTGATTCATTAGATAACCATAATGCCATCTCAATAACCTGGAATTCCATCTCTTGAGTATAGAATACGTCACCCATTGCATCTTGTGTAAAGGGTGGCATCCTTGTTGTAAAATACAAATCATATATTAAATCCCTATTTCTTATTAAGAACTGTAGGTAGTCATTCTTAATAAACTCTGGATCTAATTTAGGATTTATAGGTATTGAAAATATATTATTGTGCGTCACTAATCATCTTCCTTGATGGCATACCCTCATCCAAGAAACTAACATCTTCTTCTGCTTTCAACTTCATTCTTTCCATACCTGATTTAATACAACCAGCATACTTCAATGCCATATCTAATGCTTTATGTTGATCTTCTTCAGGCATCATCAAGATAGAATCTATATTACCAACATTGATTGTACCATAACCAATAAGATCTACAGCAGATTGCTTTGCCATTCTTGCAACCCAATACTTATGTTCTTCTTCCTTATCTAATACCATGTATGATGCAACTTTCTGTTCATCATCATCACATTGTTCTTTAATCCAGTCTAAGAAGTATCTCAATTCCATTTCGGATTGAGTTAGACGTTTAACATACTCTCCTCTATCAATTCTCTTATCTGTTAACTCAAGATATAATAATCTTGCTTCAAAATCATTTTTACCTGGTATATCTCCCTCTTTAAATCCTAACTTATCTAACTTATATACTCTCTCATCTATGTCAATATCTGTACGTTGTATCTCAATGTGCATCTTATTGATGCCATGATTTCTTGTTGCTACTTCTAATAATGCTTGTCGTACTGCTCTATACTTTGTAGCATGTGATCCTGCTACAAAATTAGTACATTGAAATTCTGTCTGAGGAAATGGAGTTACATTGGCGTTCTTTCTAATGAACGTATCAAATTCATCAAAGGAAACTTGGGGTGATCCGTCCTGCATTGTATGTTCGGTATCCATCGGAGTCATATTTAGATAATGCTAATGCTTGAGTTCTTGGTAACTCGTCACCAAGATAGTCCTCATATATTACATTGATATCTTCCATTGTACTGCAATTATCAATAGATGTCAATAAGGCACTGTTATATGTAGCATGTGAATCACCAAGTTTAGTGATACCATACTCAACTATCTTCTTTGCCACTCTTTTCATTATTGATACACATGTTGCTCTATCTTCATCACTTACCTCAACAGATATCTTCCTTGAGTTACCATTACCATCATCAGTCCACTCACTAGTATGTGTTCTTACTTCTGACCATAATTGTCCACATTTAATTGCTTCATTCTCAGATATCTTATCTAATGTCCACCCATTCATCCAGTCATCTATCGTTGACTGTGTTACACCACAAATTGCATATTTAATTTTATTATTAACATACATTAATCTATGTCCTCGTACCTCAACAGGTAGATCTTCAACATCATGTATGAAGAATATTAAATTGGGATCGTATCTTGCCATTAGTATGAAGGGGGTGTAATTCCGTAAGAAGAGTTATTAAATGAGAAGGCAGAAGCATTGCCAGCACTGGACATTCCATTGTGTCCTTTAGGTTCCATACCTCCACCACCTGAACTATATGTATCACTTGTAGTAGAGAACTTGTATGAATTATTATTCTGTGAACCGTTATAATGTCCTAAACAATATCCTTTAAAGTTACCTTGCTGATAATTCTCTTCACCTGAGTTCTGTACGTTAAATGTAGATATATTAGTACCAGTGTCATCATTGACTTTTGCTAAACCAGTAACACAGTTACCACCAGTCTTCATATAGAAATGACCCATCCAACTACCACATGCCTTGCCCCATCCGTTAGTTCCTGGTGAATTATTCCACGTTGACCATGACTCACTTGCCCATGTCATGTATTGGGCAGTACCACCAGTCTTACAATATCCTCTTAATCTTCCTTGTGTCCCTGCTGTATAGTCACCACCACTACCAAATCCGTTAGTAGTAGAATTGGAATCATTCTTCATGTTAGTTCTATCAGTGGTACTATTACCACCTCCAGTAATATAAATGTGAGCACCCATGTAATGATAATCAATCATACATCCGCAGTCATTCCTACTAACATTCATTCCAGATTGATTGCCTCTACTTGACTCATTGCTCATCTGCATTGACCATACTCTGTTAGTATTACCAGAGAATGAATTATCAGTACCATAGCAATACATATGAAGGTCACTAAATGCACCATCAATATATGATCCTGCCTCGTTCATCTTGTCACCAAGATTAGTAGACGTATCGTTACTGTGTTCTGTTCTGTTTACGTTTCTCCAAGGAGAGGCATTTTTATACCCTCCTGCAACGAACCCATGCGTACATATCCTTGATCTTTCCCAAGGTGTAGCAGTAGGTCCATTCTCACTACTCTGTGATCTTGCATGTTTTGCTCTACCAGAGGTAACAAATGGTCCTTGATTGGTAGCACTCGCAGTTAATCCCGACATTCAAGTTCCCTCTTTATGTGTAGAAGTTCTGGTTAGCATAGATTCGGAAATCATTATTACCGATCTTCATTATTGTATATGTGTAGACATCAACAGCGTTGGGATGTCCTGAGTTAGGAGTACCAAATCCACCTAACCATTTTGGTGTCTTACCACTACCATCTATTTGCCATCCGTTATTATAATATGCTGTACTTCCTTGCTGCACATATAATACAAATGTAAGAGATTGATCTGTACTCATTTCATTGTTCAATGTAACTGAAGAACTACCTCTAAAGTTCACTGTCCAACTACCACCAGCATTTGCTGTGTAATGATATATTTGTGCAGTCTGAAAATCTAAATTAATTGTACCTGATACAGCACTACTTGAGTTAACGATAGTCTCCTTACCACCTCCTCCACCTGCTGCTGCTGCCCAAGTTAATGTACCCGATCCATTCGTGGTAAGCACATCATTGGCATTACCTTGAACAGATGGATAAGTATTAGTTCCTGCAACCAGACTGGTGCTTACTGTTGCAGTACCGACTGTAAGTGCTGACATTGATTCTATACTATTTCTAGTTATTTATGTTATTGCAGGTATTAAAGTTATAGCACCCCATAATATAAGTAACTTACACAATCTACCAATAATCTTATAGTATTTCACAATAGGTGTACCAAAATACTGTTGACCAATCATTAAACACTTATGTGCTGGTGATAATAGATAACCAGAATACTCTGTAGTTAAAAACCATACAAGATATTGAGGTCCGAAGATAGCAACTAACGCTGAAGTCATACCAGCATACTTACCACTACTACCCATGATCCATGCTGCTACTGCTGCTACAATACTAACAGGTATGAGCATAGTAACATCAGCACCCTTAAGATATTCCATTACTGGTCCTTTTATCTGACCAACTACACCACTAAATGCAAGCACAACCGTTGCTATGACTGCAAACTTACCGTCCAAATACTTACCCCAATTCCAATCCTTACATAATATACTATAGTAACATGCCATAGCACCAAACCAAGGGAAGAAGAATATAGCACCACTCTTACCAGTTGCTAATAGAAACCATAGTGTTGCTATAAATGGTGCCCAACCTCTTAATGCTCGTTGCCAATTAAAGTCTTGAATATATTCTAAGTTTGGTACAACTGACTTAGGATCCACCTTAGTAAATATATACCACCATGTGTATGCTAATGTAATACAGAGGGGAACGAAAGTATATCCTAAGAATACAGGATAACTAACACCCATGACTGCCATTGGTAACACCACTGTCTTCTCTAATGGTGACCACCAATAATAATGATGTGTTGATAGGTAATCTATAATACCAAATTCACTTCTCTTTCTCTTATCTGCTGGTGCTATCCCATCAAGTAAAGGTGCTGAGAGGGCAACTCTACCAGGAATAGGAAGAATGCCACCAAATATAGAAGTAAGTATGATAAGAAGGCGGTTGTCTTTGACATATCTTTTAATCAGTGAATAAAGGTCATCTAATACATGATATTGACGAATAAATCCACCTAATATCATAATACCAAAAATATAACCCATGTAGAGTTCATTCTTTAATATAGATTCAAACATAATTAAAGTTTAATACCATTCTATAAGTCTGATCTGTACAGGTTACAGACGTATGTTTTATATAGTTTGGGAATGTAACCAACCTATTTGCAACACTATCCACCTTAACACCATCCTCAAATTCTGTCCATCCATTATTGGTATTCATGTATAATATAGACACCATGACCGTTGGATTTGTAGTATTTGTTATATCAACATGTAAATCATGTTTCAACTGAGTATCATGTTGTAATGTAATGTTTGCTTTAATTCTTAATACAGCAAGAGGATCTATCTTTTGAACTACAGGAAATAATATATTACAACCATCCATTGCCATATTATTTTCATAAAAGTAATGAACGAATTGCATATTACGCAACTTATTACTTTCATGCTCCTCTGCATCAATACTTGATGGATACCAAGGGAATGATGGCATGAGTAACTCATTAGATAAGGTATTAAATGTACCAGTATCTAAAAAGTTATCAGTAATCTTATAATAATCTTGCACCTGCTCCCTCTTGTGTCTTATCTACAACAACTATATAAACACCATTCCACCAATCACCAGCATCTTCTAACTCTTTTGTTAATATCTTTCTCTCATATACTACAGTCTTATTCTTTAAGAACTCTTCAGTAGTTTCAATCACACCTTCAAAATTAGCATCATCAACAATCAAAACATAACTATCTGCTGTCTGACTATGAATCTTTTCTAAGTTAGTAGTCATTCTTGAGTCCTGATTGTCAGCATCATAGAATACTACATTAGGTGGGAACTCAGGATTATACTCTACTTCATGTATAGGTCTAACTGATAATCCAACTGAGTTATCATCACTCATCCATTTCTCTGTATTATCAACGAATGTTTGTATAGGATTCTCTACCTCAAACTGTTCATGTAAATCTTTACGTCTTGGTTTAACTACACCTGCTGAGTAATCATCAATAGCATATGCTCTGACATCTTTGTTACCCATTAGAGCAGCAAACAATGTACTACCCATGTAACATCCAGCATCAACATATACTGTACCAGGTACACTACACAGATTATTAAGGAAGTGTCTAACTTTAGATGATGACAACCCTAAAACATCATACCCTTCAGGTTTAAAATTAGAATTATTATCTACGGCACCATCTATTGCCTTGATAACTCTGTCTATAAGTGGATTCAAAACTCTCTTCTCCTTCTTCATGGATGATTCTACCACAGACTCACAGTAATTGCAATCCCAACAATCGAACTTGCATGTCTTGATTTTGTCTCGCCATATATTTATAGGTGCATCCTTAAGATGTAAATCCTTAAAGAATGGATCAAAATCATTATATAATAATTCCTCATCTGCATCCCACTTAGCAATAATATCCATTGATTCTTTCATTCTTATGGCATTATCTCTACCATGAAATTTGAATACATCAATACCTAAGTCAAAGAACTCTTCCCAATCTGCTTTCCAAGGTGGTAAGTTAGATCCCTTAAGTGCACTAGCAGGATCATATACATCCCAACGACTACATGATACTCTACTAATTTCACTATAAAAGAACTGAGGATCTCTTCCTTCTCTTGTTGCATTAATATGATAATGCTCTGGCATAATAGGACAACCACCCCAACATCCCTCATTAACTAATAATGAGATCTTAATTGGTTTACCTTTATCTGCACAATATTCCTTTGCTTTTTTAATACGCAACAATAGTTCTTTGTCACGCATTAGATCACGATCTAAATTGACATAATGAAACCCAGACGTAGCAAGAGATACTATCTCATTAGGTCTTGCAACCTCTCTAAGTATAGTATTCTTAATGTACAGTTCTGGGAACTCTTTTTGTATTTGTCCTGTAGATACCCATGAAGTATGAGGTAACGTAACAGTCTTTACACCAATATTATATAATGGTTTAAAATTCTCAATCCAAATATCTAAATTCTTCTGGTCAGGTCTTACCCATAGACTATTAAATGTTGCTGACAATGGTATGCCAGTCTCTTGCATTATATAAAATGAATTCTTAGCAGCATCCTTCGCATCACTTTCTGTACGAAAGGTGTCACCCATTGCATCATTCATAAATGGTGGCATACGACAAGTAAAATACAAGTCGTATATTAAATGCTTATACTTCTTTAGAAATGGAATCAGTGATTCTTCGATCAACTCTGGAGGTAGTTTCGGGTTTATCGGAAGACTGAAGATTCCTTTGTTTTCTGTCTGCGAGGTTACTGTTTGCATAATCACTTAAAACACCTGCTGTATCAAATAGTTGGGGTGGTTTTCCGTCCATCATTCTTTCTACTTTTGCCTCTGCTGCTTCTTTAATCTTACCAACAGATTTATTCATTGCAGTAGAATATGTCATAGCAAGATCAGTCACTGCTGCTTGATCTTCAGGATCCATCATCAACATACTATCTATATTACCTGCTTGAATCCGTCCAGTAGTAAGAAGATCTGTTGCAGATTGTTTTGCCATACGAGCAATCCAATACTTATGCTCTTCTTCTTCCTGAATATCTCTATCAGAAAGATAGTTAGTTATTTCACTAGCAGGTAGATCACCTACCTTTTCTTTAATGATACCTAATATACCTGTTAGTTCTGCTTGACACTGACGTATCTTATTCTTCCAACTCTGCAAGTCAAGATATAATAATTCTAATTCATATTTCTTATCTTCTTTCCAATACTCATCCTTCTCCTCTTGCATCTCTGCTTCAACACGTTTACAGTCATTAACGGATCTCTTGTATTGTATAGTCACTCTCTGTAAAGATTGATACCGTGACTGTACTTCCATACATGCCTGTCTAATCTGACGATATGGTGTGACTTGTGAATTAACTACAAACCATCTATTCTGAAACTCTGTCTGCTCAAAGAAAGCAGTATCAGTCCAGTCTATTATACCTCTGTCGAAGTCATCAACACCATGCCAATCTAATGAGGGATCACCGAATGATGCGAGATCATCCATGATATTATCAATTGTATATCTGGGATCCTTAGAAACGTATTCCGTACTTAAATGCTTTTTCTCGCTCAACGAGTCCTGTTTCTTCATTACGAGTTCCTCTTCCTGTGTCTAATGTTTGTTGGTCAGTCATTTGCTCACCATAGTAATCTTCAAGGAAGATGTTAATCTCTGCAACAGTCGTACATGCTTTAACTGCACGAACTACTTTCTGTTCTGCAACAGCGAGATCAAATAACTTTTCTTTCCAAGTAGCGTGTGATGTTACTATTTTAGTAGCAAACTCCTTGATTGTCAATCCCCTTAATTTCGCCAATCGATCAATTAACTTAGGTTCAAACTTATCGTCATCTAAAAATGCTTTAGACTCTGCAAGTTGATCAGGGAAGACTGCCTGTTCAAGGTAAGAGTATTTAGTCTTTAATACGTTGTATCTTTTTTCAAAAACTTCTTGTGTCTTTAGGGTTATTACGTCCTGCATAAATGGTACGACATATTTACCAAATATACTTTTATCTTCTATCTCTACCTTTTCTTTTAAAGTAGTTCCTTCATCATTAACACCATATTCTGATCTCTTAAATCTTGTCTCACCCCAATATCTTGCAGCAAGATCTGCTGTCTTATAATCATAACGAAGATGTGTAATATCATTAGGAATATATTCCCAGAACTCATCATCCAGCACATAATATTCTAATCCCATGTTGCCACCAAGAAGAGTACCCCATGTATCTACTTGAGGAAACTTCTCTACATCCAAGACTATGACATCAGAATATCCTGGATTCTCTCTGGTATTAGGACTTGTTAAAACGCTAGACATTATTAATAGTTCGGAATGTTAGTACCATAATCATAAGATGCTGCACCTGAAGTTACAGAACTGGCAGATGCACAGTGAGCAGATGACATACCACCATGACCTTTCGGTTCAGTAGTTCCACCTAAGTTATTGTATTGGTCAGTGTTGTAATTAACCTTGTAAGTGTTATTGTTCTGTGAACCATTATAGTTACCTAACATATAACCCTTTCTCATACCCATTTGGAAATTCTCCTCACCAGTCCTACCAAAGTCAAGACCTCTTGTTGAAATACCAGTTGTGTCATCACATTTTTGGTTACCATTCTGGTTATTATTACCAGTACCAACATACATGTGACCTATCATAGTAGACAAGATCTTCTTCCAACCATCTCCACCAGGAGCATGTGCCCAAGATGCCCAAGTCTCTGTATTCCACCAGAAACCCTGTCTTGACCAAGTATCTCCTCTCTTCTTCCAACCTTTAAGTCTAGCACTACCACCCCAAGTTGGGTCATCACCACCATCATAATGATCAGGTGGGAATCCTGAAGTTCTCATAACCTCAGTTTTGAGGTTCATAACATCAGTTCTTGAGTTACCACCACCAATAAGATAAGAGTTACCACCAGCGAATACGTGATCTTGGAATGAACCCATAGAGTTCCTATTCACTGTCATATCCCATGAACCTTGGTGTGTTCTACCAGATTCAGTTGCCATATTATAGGCAGAAGTATAGTTAGATGATGCTCTGAAACTGTTGTCAAATGAATGACAGAAGTGTGTAATATCATTCCATGATCCAGAGAAATATCCTCCAGATCTATCAATGATATCACCAATATTTGTTGTTACGTCAGTAGAGTGAACAGTTCTGTTTACAGTTCTCCATGAAGAAGAGTTCTTATATCCTCCAGCAACATAACCATGTGTCCAAATTCTTGCCATTGACCAATCACTATTACCAGGATCAAATGCCCAATAAGTATTGGTTCCATCTGATTTTAGTGTAGCACCAACAGAATAATCTGTGCTATATCTATCGGAAGATTGATCGGGGAACCCTCCTCCACCTGAACCTGCTATCGGTCCCCACTCTACTACGTTTGTACTCGCATTGAGTGAATACCCTTCAAAAGTTCTATCGGTGGAATTATATCTGAATAGACCTTCTACTGCGGTGCCTGGTCTTTGGGCGGTTGTACCTACAGGTACTTTAACTGCATCAGTAGCATTAATATCTAAACCATAAGACGGAGATGAATCGTTAATACCTATACGATTATTACCTGCGTCAATGTAAAGTGTTCCAGAGTCAAAACTAAAGTTGCCACTAGATTCCAAGTCAATTCGAGCAGTTCCACCACCACCTGCTAGAGATACAATTTTATCGACATTTAACTGTGACATGTTTTAATTCTATCCTTCGTATTATTTATAGTCTTACCTAACCCAGATTTCTGCTCTGATAGTTCTATTCACACCTGTAGTGTTTTGACAACACCAAATGTGGTCACCAGCAGAGGAATTTGCCCTATCAACGGCAATACCACCAGAAACGTCGTTAGATCCTTGGTCACCTTCATTGTTCCAACCAAATCCCCAACGTACTCGGTTACTACCATTACCAGTATAGTTAAAACCATACCATTGGTATCCACCCTGAGATGAGAATCCAGATCCTTGGAACATACTTTCTCCACGAGGATTACCAGATAATTGTCCATTACTCTGGAATCTACTAAGACAAGTAGAACTTTGTCCTGTTACATACCAACTCCATCCATTACCATATCCTCCTGCTTGTCCTCCATTATTGAGGTCAGGGAAGATTGCCATGAAATTTTCTGCTTCAAAGTAATTGAATACATCATACTTTGCATCAGCATCATTTCTTGACATATCAGTCTCATTATATGTATTAGTTGATGTCCAATAATTTGTATCATAATCAAATCTACTACCACGTGTACACTTCCATGCTAACATCCATCCACCACCTTGGAAACCAGTATCTAACGCACAATAAGTTTGTTTAACACCAATAGTAGGTAAATTAATATAATATGCACCATTAGTAGTATTACCAGAATCACGCAATTGTTTTGCGGAAGTAGCAGGATTAGTAATTGATCCTAATGCTGCTTGACCTGATCCTCCAAAACCAGCAGGTTTACTAAACCCTTCAATAATATTAATCCATCCTGATCCATTATAACATTCTAAATAATTCGTTTCTATATTTACCCTTATCATTCCTGCTTGAGGACTTGACGGGCGTTGTATTGTTGTCCCGTATGGTACAGAAAATGCAGATTGGTCATGCATATTATATGTGCCAGCAACAATTATATTGTTACTTGAATCCATCTCAACAGTAAAGTTGTTATCAGATCCTGCTTCTATTTGATTGACGACAAGTTTACTCATAGTTATGCGTAGAAAAACAACCAATACATGTGATTTTGACCACCAGGATTATTAATGCCCCATGATCCAGACCAGTTAGGTTCTGGGAAATTTTGTTCAGAGTAATTATTATTAGTATTACCTACCCAAGCATGGTGCTCAACGTTACATCCATTAGATGAACATCCAAGAGCATTAATCATACTAAAGGTATAGTTTTCACAATTTGCAGGTGATAGATGCCAAACATTATTAGGATCTAACTCACCACGAGAACTACTTTTATATCTATTATCTGAAGCACTTGCACTTCCTTTTAAGAAAGTCATACCACCTATCTCAGTACCACCAATATTACCATGATTTGCTAAACTAATATGAGATTCAAACATGTTCTTCATGTTACCACCTCTATTAGTAAAGATACCATTAATATATGCTACTTCAGTAGATTGATCATATGGTGTACCAGATGTAGACCATCCTTGCATTATTAATACATCATTAGCACCAGTCCATGCATGATAGTGTCTGCCTTTCCAGTTGGTTTGCATCCAACTGTTTATTGATCCAAATGTAGTTGTATTAGACCAGTTACCATACCAGTTATCACTACCAGAAGTATACTGTCCATGACTGGTATCATCTGCTATTGATGCTATTCCTACCCAATATTTACTATTACTGTCCTTAAATACATATGCCTGTTCTGCTCCTCCACCATCCATATTAATATACTTTAATCCGTTACCTGGATTTGCTGCTGTAATGGCACCCATTGATGTAAATGGAGATCCTGCACTTCCATCTTCAGATCCAAATTCTTTCCATGTACTACCTGTATATACTTCTACCGAAAGAGTACTAGTGTTCCACCTCATGTATCCTGCTTGAGGACTACCTGGACGTTGACCTGTTGTTCCAGAAGGCAACCTAACAGCACCATAACCATCATGATAAACATTACCGTTAACCTGGAGTGTATGACCAGAATTAACAGTTACTTGTCCAATTGTTTGAGCAATCCCGCCAAGACCACTTACTACAATTTTGCTCATGAGATCATTACTTTTCTTTTATTTATTTAACCCAGAGATATCCGTTAGAAGCACCTAAACTATCTTCACGGAAACCGCAGTTACTACCTTGTTCTGGATGCCGACCCCAAGCAAAATATGTACCACCTGAAGTATGGTGGTCACCAAATCCTCTTGTACCAGTGTTTGGACCTCTATCGCTGATACCACCTTCATAAGTAAGTGTTATCCTTGTTCTTTCATTCTGGTTAGATGCACTACTTAGTAGGTCAACAGTAGCATTACTATCAATAAATACATTCTTATTAAATCCTGTTGCTTCCAT